ACACAGAAATCCCCGTCATAGAACTAACAGGACTCACAGAAGCCCAGAAACGGGCTTACGTGATCGCCGACAACAAACTCGCCCTAAACGCTGGATGGGACACCGAAATGCTCGTCAATGAACTCCGTGACCTTGAAGGCATGGATTTCAATTTAGAACTGACTGGTTTCAGTGCTGACGAGTTGACCGATATGCTGGCCGTAAAGGAAGAAGGCAAGACGGACGAGGATGCTGTTCCAGATGCTCCAGAGGAGCCAAAGACTAAGCCTGGTGACATTTACAAGCTGGGCAACCACCGATTGATGTGTGGAGACTCGACCAGCATTGATGCTGTTGAGAAGCTGCTGGATGGCAATAAAGTTGATTTAGTCTTTACCGATCCACCATATAACGTTGCTTTCAATGGTCGTAGTGGAAAGCACGAAGTGATTAAAAACGACGATCTTCCTCAAGATGAATTTGAGGACTTCATATCTGAAGTGTGTAATACGATTAAAGCAGTTGATCCGAAGGCATATTACATCTGGTGCAACTGGAATTTTTACGGAATTCTGCAAGGTAAATTAGATTACAAAACTTGTATTGTTTGGGCAAAAAACGTATTTGGTATGGGTTCTGGGTATAGGCATCAGCATGAGTTTTGCCTGTTCAATGGGAAAATTGATGAAGTCATTAAAAATGAATCCGATCTTTGGGAGATCAAAAAAGATTCAAAGTATGTCCATCCAACACAAAAGCCCGTTGCATTGTCTGTAAGAGCCTTCGGGAATCATGTAAAGCTATTGAATGTCCTTGATCTATTTGGTGGAAGCGGTAGCACATTGATCGGGGCAGAACAGACTGGACGCAAGGCTTTCATTATGGAACTCGACCCAAAATACTGTGACGTTATCGTCAAACGCTGGGAAGATTTCACAGGAAAGAAAGCAGAATTGCTTACATTTTCGGAGATAGAAAATGTCTAAGATGGGTCGCCCTCCATATGAGCCAACAGAAGAAGGTCGCAAGCTGGCCCGAACGCTGTCTGCGGTAGGCATTCCTTACGAGGACATTGCCGCCAAACTTGAGATCAGTTCCGATACCTTGGTTAAATACTACAAGTCAGATCTGGACGCTGGAAGGATTGATGCTAATGCTGCCATTGGTCAAACCCTGTTCCAGCAAGCCAAGAACGGCAATACCGCTGCCGCTATTTTCTGGCTAAAGACTAGGGCTAGGTGGAAGGAAACCCACGCCCTTGAACACAGTGGCCCAGATGGGCAGGAATTGGTTATCAAGTGGGCCAAAGAGAGTTAATCATCCCTTACACGCCTCGCAAGCAGCAGCTTGAAATCCATAACCTGCTGGACGAGAAGCGTTTTGGTGTAGTGGTAGCGCATCGCCGCATGGGTAAAACCGTGTCTGCGATTAACCACATCATTCGTGCGGCAGTCCTGAACCAAAAGGAATCGCCTCGATACGCTTATATTGCTCCAACCTATGGGCAGGCAAAACGTATTGCGTGGGATTACCTCACAAAATACGCCGAGCCTTTGGGCGGAACTTCTAATATCTCAGAGCTAAGGGTGGATTTCTGGGGTAGACGCATTCAACTTTACGGCTCAGACAATCCAGAAGCCCTGCGAGGCCAATACTTTGATGGGGTTATCCTGGACGAGATTGGTGATCAGAATCCTAAGATTTGGACGGACATCGTTCGACCTGCCCTGGCAGACCGTAGGGGCTGGTGTCTGTTTATTGGTACGCCGAAGGGCCATAACCACTTCAAAGAACTGCGGGATAGGGCTAAAACAGAGGATGACTGGGGTCTGCTTGAGTTCAAGGCCTCAGAGACTGGGGTTGTTGATCCACAAGAATTGTCCGCAGCCCGTAACGAAATGGGCGAGGATAAGTACCGCCAAGAATTTGAGTGTTCGTTTGACGCAGCCGTTGAGGGTTCGTATTACGGCAAAATTCTCAATGAACTAGATGAGAAAAAACGATTTGGAGAGATTCCTCGGGATGATCTTTGCAGGACATTTACGGCTTGGGACTTGGGAATGGGTGATAGTACGTCTATCTGGGTGGCTCAAGTCGCTGGCCCTGAGATTCGTCTAATTGATTATCACGAAAATCACGGTGTTGGCCTTGACCATTATGTGAAGTGGATTAAGGATAATGATTATCTAAAGGCAACCCATATTCTCCCGCATGACGTACAAGTCAGGGAATTGGGCACAGGGAAAAGTCGTCTGGAGGTTCTTCAGGAAGCTGGTTTAGACGTAAAGATTGCCGCCAGAATGGGTGTGGATGATGGCATCCAGGCTGTTCGCAGGATGCTTCCGAAATGCTGGTTCAAGCTGCCAAATACTGAAATAGGGCTGAATTGCCTAAAGAACTATCGTCGCGACTATGACGAGAAGCGCAAGATTTTCTATGAAAGGCCATTGCATGACTGGTCATCTCATGGATCAGATGCTTTCCGTTACCTTGCTGTTGGACTGGATGAAACCGAGTCCACATGGGGCCGTTCTATCAACTCAACACCGAAATGGGTGGTTTAAATGTTTCTCGTACCGCAAGGACAAAACGCAATCAGGCTGATTCAGGCACTTGAAAAACGGGTTGAGGCATTGGAAAATGCGCTTAAAAGGGTAGAATCTGATACAAAGCCCAAAGTGGGCCGACCTCCAAAGGTTAAAGATGAGCCAAATCAGCCTCAAAGCAGCAATTCAAGCAGCGATTGACGATTCAATTGGGTTTGTTGAGAGCGAAACAGTAGACGCTCGTAAGACGGCCCTTCAATACTATCTGCGTCAGCCCTTGGGCAATGAGGTGGAGGGCAAAAGCCAAGTCGTAACGGGTGAAGTCGCCGAGGCAGTTGATGGCGCTTTGCCTGCTTTGATGCGGATTTTTACTGGCTCTGATGAAATTGTCGTGGCCGATCCTACTGGCCCTGGTGATGAAGCTGGTGCGAAACAAGCTACTGACTACCTGAACTACATTTTCCTGAAAGACAACCCCGGTGTGATGATTCTCCGGGATTGGTTCTTTGATGCCCTGCTGCAAAAGAACGGCATTGTTAAGGCGTACTGGGAAGACAAGGAAGACGTTACCAAAGAGCGTTATCAAGGTCTGACTGATGACGAACTGGCGATGATGCTTCAGGACAAAGATATTGAGGTCGTTGAACAAGAAATCACATCTTATCCTGCTGTTGATCCGATGATGGCTGAAACCATCTTGGCCGCTGGTGGTGAGGTTCCGACCTATAACCTTAATGACGTTGTTGTTCAACGCCGTAAGAAGTCCGGTAAGGTTACTGTCGTTAACGTACCGCCTGAAGAATTCCTGATCTCCAAGAATGGCGCGGCTATCCGTGGCCCTCGTGCTGCTCCGTTTGTGGCTCATCGTCGCCAAGTCACCCGCAGTGATCTTATCGCTATGGGTTTTGACAAGGATCAGGTTAATTCTCTGCCTTCTGGTGATGCGCTGGCTTACACGCCTGAACGAGTGGTGCGTTACTCTCCTGGTGAACAACCTTACGACACTCAATCTGAAGAAATGGCACTTCAGGAAGTTGAGGTGTTTGAGTGCTACCTCCTGCACGATGAGAACGATGACGGTATCGCTGAACTGCGCCAAGTCTTCTACGCTGGTAACGAAATCCTCGTCAAAGATGATGGCAAAGAAGCCAACGAGGAATGCGATTACATTCCGTTCTACTCGATCTGCCCGATCCCAATTCCGCACAAGTTCTTTGGCAACTCTCTGGCAGACCGCACTGTTGACCTGCAACTGATTAAAACTACGGTTACTCGTCAGATGCTGGATAACCTGTATCTGACCAACGATGCCCGTACATGGGCTGTTGAAGGCCAGGTTAATCTTGATGACCTATTGACATCTACCGCTGGCGGCGTGATTCGTGTCAAGTCTCCGCAGGCTTTGGGTCAATTGGCTGTTCAGAATATGTCTGGACAGTCTTTCCCGATGCTTCAGTATCTTGATTCAGTCCAAGCAAAGCGCACTGGCGTGACTGAAATGTCGCAAGGTCTTGACCCCAATGTTTTGCAAAACGTGACTGCCGCTGCTGTTGCTTCTATGCAACAAGCTGGCGCAGGCAAGATTGAACTGATCGCCCGTCTGTTCGCTGAAGGTGGCGTGAAAGAACTGTTTGAAGGCATCTTGCACCTTGTCACTAAGTACCAGAACAAAGAGCGAATCATCCGTCTGCGTGGTCAGTATGTGACTGTTGATCCTCGCACTTGGGCCAATAAATACGACTTGACGATTAACGTGGGTCTGGGTAACGGTAGCCGCGATCAACAGATGGCAATGCTTCAGATGGTTCTGGCTAAACAGGAACAGATGCTGGCTCAGTTTGGCCCTGCAAACCCGATGGTTTCTATGGGGCAATATCGCTCTACTTTGGGTCGATTCGTTGAGGCTGCTGGCTTTAAAGATTCCGCTGAGTTCTTTAAGCCAATTACGCCTGAACAAGACCAAGCCCTGCAAAACCCTCCTCCGCAACAACCTCAGATGCCGCCTGAGGTACAGGCTTTGATGGCTAAAACTCAAGCTGATATTCAAGCACAGCAAGCCAAGTTCCAAGCAGAAATGCAACTGGCTCGGGAGAAGGCTGCTCTTGAACTTCAGTTGATGCGTGAAAAAGAACAAGCCAAGATGATGCTGGAACAAGAAAAGTTCCGAGCGCAAATGGCACTAAAACAAGAGGAATTCCAAGCCGAGGCGCAACTGAAGGCGATGAAGATCGGCGCTGGTATCAGTTCAAACGTTGAGATTCCTGGGTGATTTCCAAAAATGGATTTGTATTACAAGATTGTCGATGAATATATTTCAAAGCAGTTAGGGGTGTAACGTGCCTTCATTACAATCACTTATTACAGAATTTCAAACTGAAGTTAATGCTGTCAGGAATCTTGGTTTTTCATCTATTGCAGATGATGCAGAATCAATTTTTGGACGAGGTTATGAAGGACTAATAAATAACACTGCTGGAAGTCCTATGACATTAATAGGACAAGCCCAAAAATTAGTTGCTGGAGCTTCTTCTAATCCAGCGCACTGGGCTAAAAATGTTCTTCCAAACGAGGTTCAAAGATATGTGTATCAAGAGTATTTTAACAAAGGTTCCGGCGCACCTTTTTTGCAGAACATAAAGGAATTAGAGAGTTATTTAACAAAGAACAATGTATCTGCATCTGATATACAAAGTTATTTTGATGCTGGAATGCAAGAAGGTACACAACGGATAAACAATACTATTAGCGCCAAAAATAATATTGATGGAGGAATGCTAGATTCATTCCTCCCAATGGCCGCAATCGGTCTTAGTCTGCTTGCTCCTGGCCTTGGCACCGCAATTGGCTCTACTCTTGGCGCTTCTGGTGCCGCTGCTACCGCACTAGGCAATGCTGTTATCGGAGGAACTCTTGCAGAGGCCTCTGGTGGTGATTTCATGGAAGGTGCATTAGCTGCTGGTGCTGGCTCTTTGGCTGGTGGCTATATTGCTCCTGAAATCTCATCTGCTGTTGGCTCTGATATTGCTGGAAAAGCAATTACAAGTGGTTTGTTGTCAGAGGCACAAGGTGGCGATTTCTTGAGTGGCGCTGCTTTAGGTGCAATCTCTGGTGCTGCCAACGAAGCAAAACTTGCTGCTGCTGACGAATATCTTAAAAGTCAGCCTAGTGGACTTGGTGCTTATGAATCTAACCTTCCAACAGAGCAAGATGTTCTTGATGTAATTGCAGCAGAACAGCCAACTTACACAATCTCGGATACGACATTTAAG